TGCATATGAATGTAATAACGTGGCAGATAAATATTTTAATGATATAGGACAACTATTTTTCAATGACTATATAATGATACAGGAACCAGGAGAAAAGGATACGTTTGTATATTTATACTTACAGTTGAGAAATGACCCTGAGAGTAAGGTATTGTGTGGTTATTGTGTAGCATTAAATAAGGCTACAGCATTAAAGAAGTTATCACATTTAATACAATGTGATGTAATGTATTTTGATGAGTTTCAACCAGAAGATGGCCAGTATGCACCTAATGAGATTAGTAAGTTTCAATCAGTACATACATCATTAGCACGTGGTAATGGTAAACAGGTTAAGTATTTACCTGTTATATTAGTATCAAACTATGTATCTGTATTAAATCCTTACTATACTGCAATGAAGATTACGAGTAGGCTTCAAAATAATACAAACTTTTTAAGAGGTCATGGTTGGGTATTAGAGCAAGGTTTTAATGCTTCTGCTAGTAATGCACAAAAGACATCAGCATTTAATAGAGCATTTGCTGATAGTGATTATAACAAGTATGCATCAGAGAAATTTTACCTTAATGATGATAATAGCCTTATCAGTAAGATAGAGGGTGAGAATGAGTATGTATTATCATTTAGATTTGATAAGAAGGAGTATGCTATAAGAAACTATTATGGTTTAGGTCTTATATATGTAAATAAGGCTGTAGATAATAGTAACCCTCATAAGTTTGCTGTAACAAGTGATGATATGAAGGAAGATACCCGTTTAATAAAGAGTAATGTTATACTATTAGCTAAATTAAGAGATTTGTTTGATTGTGGAGCGTTCAGGTTTTATGATTTAGAGTGTAAGAACGCTTTATTTAACCTAATTTCCTATTGATATAGAGGCGACCCGAAACGGAAGTAGTGGGGTATTGAGCGAAGACAGCCATTGATTTGGTCGCTCAAACTTTGACCGAATTTGTCACTCGGCTCTGCAACCTTTCGGGAAGCCTTTATTTTTAAGAGAAAATTGTGTCAAAAATTTGTCATTCTACTATTGACTTCCTTAATATAATGTGATATAATTTTTGTGTTAAAAGGGGGACAAAAATTATGTCAACATTGCAAAATCAACTTACTTTATCATATATTTATAATCATGTTAAAGCTATATTAGATTCGGCTGATGGTAGTACTGATAAATATCTAGAAGGGTTATCATTGGTCGAATTATTTTGTCAACAGCATGACGACCACTATTATGTATTGAATAGATGTAATATAGATTTGAATCAATTACACCAAATATCATTAAGTGGTCTATGTAGTTGCTTGAAAGATACTGTTCTAGATAGACTAAAAGAGTGTGTAAGTATCTTATATGAATATAAGGTTACGACAGAGGAGGTGTGATTATGATGGGGTATTTTGCTGCTATCACTGGTCATACAACAGTATCCTCGGGAAGGATTGATTACATCGTGAGTGGAGTTTTTAGTGCTATTGGCGGTGCATTGGCTTATTTTTATGGAGACTTAACCAAATTAGTAATATGTTTATTTGGATTCATAACAATAGATTATGTATCTGGAATAATATGTGCGATTGCTAAAAAAGAATTAAGTTCGAGAGTCGGCTTCATAGGATTGGCACGTAAGTGCCATATATTAGTTATGGTAGGTGTGGGTAATTTAATAGACGTTACATTAGGTCTAGAAGGTATAGCAAAAAGTTTAGTTTGTTGCTTCTATATATGTAATGAAGGTATATCTATTTTAGAAAATGCTCACAGTTTAGGGCTACCTATACCTACCAAACTAATTACTTTATTGCTTAGTGTCAAAAGAGGTATGGATGGTAAGGGTGATGAGAAAGATGATGAGGTAGATAAGGAAGCACATTTGTTAGAGGAAAAAATTGAAGATGATGAGAATATGAACCCTGAGGATGTTGAGCTTATTGTAAATGAAGAAGTGGAGGAAGATGAAGATGAAGAAGAAGTTTAAGACGTATGAGTTTGACTATGCGAGAAAGGCTAAAAGCGTATCATATGGAGCACTTCGTAATAAGAAAAACATCAAAGGTATTGTAATACATTATACAAGTGGTAGTAAGGATACCGCAAAGAATGAGTGTGATTACTTTGCCACAGGTAATACAAGAAGTGCTGGTGCTCATATATTTATTGATTATGATGGTAAATCAGGAAGGTCTATTCCTTTAACTAGAACAGCTTGGTCTGTAGGAAACCCAGATGGTTGTTATCAGAGGGGTACTTACTATAGTACACTCAATAATAGTAATACAGTAAGTATTGAACTTTGTGGTATTGCTAATAGATTTGCATCAGAAGTGCAAATCGAGGAAACTGAAGAAGTTATCAGATGGATAAAACGAAGCTGTCCTAATGTACAGTATATCGTTCGCCATTATGATATAGTAAGAAAGAATTGTCCTGCACCTTATGTTGAAAACGAGAAGGCGTGGAGACAGTTACAGAAACGTCTCTTAAAATGTATTAAATAAAGAAAGGAGAATAAGTTATGGCTAGAGTATCTAGGGATGAACTTATGAATCAGTTATCAGCCTTCATAGGAGATAACAATTCTGATGAGGCTATTGCACTGATGGAGAACGTATCGGATAGTTTCGAGTCTGATGGAGAGGATTGGAAAGCAAAGTATGAAGAGAATGATGCTTCATGGAGAAAGAAGTATATGGAGCGTTTCATCAACATCGGACCTGAGAAGGATATTGCCGATACACTTGAAACAGAGCAGACATCAACTGCTGAAGATACTGAAGTTGTAGATGAGTCAGAGGGTACTATTTCCTTTGATGATATTGAACTTTGATTAGAAAGGAGAGTTAAAAATGGCAAATGCAGAAAATGCAGCAAAAATCCTGAACTATATTAAGCAGGATGCTACTACTTATTACAAGAAGTATGTACCGACTGCAAGTGTTGATAAAGATAATATCAAGCAGATTGGTGCAGTAATTATGGGTGATACTACACTTCGTAACGAATTTGTATCATCTCTAATTAATCGTATTGGTTTCGTAACTATTTCAAACAGAATTTGGGAGAACCCTTGGGCTGTATTCAACAAAGGTCTTGTTGAGTATGGTACTACTACAGAGGAAATCTTTGTAGACCTTGCAAAGCCTTTTGAATACAATGCAGAGGCAGGGGTAGATAATCAGTATAAGCGTCAGATTCCTGATGTTAAGGCTGCTTTCCATGTACTGAACTGGCAGAAGTTCTTCAAGGTAACTATTCAGGAGAAAGACCTGAAACAATGTTTCCTTGGTTGGGATGGAGTTCAGGACACTATCTCAAAGATTATTGAGTCTATGAGTACGGGTCTTAATTATGCAGTATTTATGACGATGAAGTACATGGTTGCCCGTGTAATCCTTAAAGGACAGGGTAATGCAGTAGAAGTACCTCAGGTATCGGCTGCTAATATGAAGACTATCATTGCGGGTATTAAGGAAGTATCTAACAACTGGACATTCCTTAGTAGAAAGCACAATCTTGCAGGGGTAGCAAACCATACTCCTAAAGAGAATCAGTATCTCATTCTTACAAATGAGTTTGATGCTATCATGGATGTAGAGGTTCTTGCTTCGGCATTTAATATGGATAAGACTGAGTTCTATGGACATCGTATCCTTGTAGATGGCTTCGGTGAGATTGATAACGACTTTATGCGTGATTTATTCACAGATACGAATGGTAATGTATCTCCTATGTATGTTCCGATTACTGATGAAGAGAAAACCGCTCTTAATCAGATTCCTGCTATCTTGTTTGATAGTAAGTTCTTACAGATATATCAGAATATGCATGAGATGACAGAGAAGTTCAATGGAGAGTCAATCTATTGGAACTATTGGTTACATGAGTGGATGACATTCTCTATATCTCCATTTGCACAGCGTATGACATTCGTTCAGGGTACACCTGCTGTATCCGCTATATCTATTAGCCCATCTGAGGCAACTATTGGCGTAGGTCAGAAAGTACAGCTTACTGCTACAGTAACTACTGCTAACTTCGCTAATAAGGCTGTTGTATGGACTTCTAGTAATGAAACAGTTGCTACAGTAGATGCTACAGGAGCAGTAACTGCCATAGCTGAGGGAGAAGCAGTAATTACTGCCACATCTGTTGTAAATGACCAGGTATCAGATACCGCGACTATAACTGTTGCCTAAGGTTATCACCCTTTGTTTGATACCCCGTCTGGTTAGTCGGGAACTGGGCGGGGTATATATTTGGAGGAAAGAATATGGCTGCTATTACACCTAATGGTACTATAAGATTGTTAAAGAAGGTACCTCTTAATCCTAACTATGCTCATAGTATAGCATTTTCAAGTATATCAGAGCAAGATAGTTATATGGAAGATTCGGGTAAAGTAGTTCTTACTTTAACAGACCAAAACTATGTTAAGACCGATAATGGTAAAATACGTATAAAAATTAATCCAGATAGCGATAAAATAGAAGATGCTAGTTATATGATGTGGAAGAATCCAAGTGTGGGTGAAAATTCTGCTCAAAAATGTTACGCATTTATAACTAATGTAGATGTAGTTAGTGCTAATGTAGTTGAGATTACATACAAAATAGACGTATTACAGACTTTTGTTATACGTAATAGAATAACATTTAAGGAATGTTATATCGAAAGAAGTCATACAGCTAGTGATACTGTAGGGGGTAATCTTGCACCAGAACCAGTATCATTCTCTGATAAGGTATATCAGACAACAGAGGATTTTGGTATACCAAATGGTTATAGTAATTTCAGAATAATAATGTGGGCTACATTCTACATCGGTGATATAGCACATGCACCTAATGTTCCAGCAATATTTGATGGAATGAAACAAGGTTGTATGCAAGGGTTATGCGCTACAGTATTTAGAAATTTTGATGCCTTTAAGAATTTAATGAATCAAATAGGTAGCTGGAGTGAAGAGAAGTATAACTTCATTGTGAATAACATAGTAGCTATTATTGCTGTACCAGCAGCATTTGCACCTATGGAAGATGAATCTCTAAATTTTGATGAATTAGCAGATGGTGGTTTGCACTCTATAACTCAGACATTTACAAAGAAACAGAGTGGTTCATTAGATGGTTATAGTGATGTTAAGAATAATAAGTTATATACATACCCATTTAACAATTTTTATCTAACAAATAATGATGGTGGTATACAGGAATACAGGTATGAATATTTTGATAGTGATATGACTTTCATAGCAAGTGCGGCAGTTCAGCCTAATTTTGAGATTGTTGTATATCCTATGAATTATGCTGGTGCTGGTGGTTCAGGAGATAAAGCATTATCATTATCAGGTTACCCACAAGTACCTTGGGTTTCATCAGCATATAAACAATGGTTAGGTACATCTAAGATGTCATATGATATGCAGGCAGCTACAATGGGAGTTGGAGCATTATTAGCTGGTGCAGCAGGTCAGCCTATTTTAGCATCATCTATGGCTTCACAAGTATTGGGTATGGCATTTAACTACAATAGAGAGCAAAATCAGGCAAAGCAACTACCAAATAATGCACATAGTGGCTCTTCATCTGCAAAGACAGTAGCAAATCTCAAAAAGGTTACAGGCTATCAATACTGTATAAATAAGAGAGATGCTAGAAGAATAGATGATTTCTTTACAGAATTTGGTTATGCAAGGGGTATTATAGGTACTCCTAGTATATCTAATGGCAGAAAGAATCAACATTATATAAAAACATCAGGATGTATGGTGTTAGGCGAGTGTCCAGCAGAATATTGTAGAGAGATTGAAAACATTTTTAATACAGGAGTTACCTGGTGGAAGAATGGTCATATAGGTGACTACAACTAAGGAGGTATAAAATGCCACGTAAACGTAATAAACAGAGCGAGCAATTTATACGTTCCGCTTTGATGAATGCATGGGATTTTACAGACTATGAGGATATGCTTACAGAGATAGCACTTTCTCGTTTCGAATGGAAAAATCTTCCTGACACTTGTGATGAAAGGTATCTTGAGAAAGCATTATTCTATAATGGTAAAGCAGTTTACTGTAGAGACGATGTAATAGGAGACCTTACCCTAAAGGTTGCGCTAGGAAATAGATTAGGGGTATATGGTGTTCCTACCCAGTATGAGGGTTATGGTAGTAATGAGTATAGGATAAAGCTTGATGTTTCAAACTCAGTTCTTATATTTAATAACTACAAAATGAAACCTACATATCAGTTAATACTAAATTATGCAATGAGATTGTATGAGTTAGATAGAACAATAGATGTAAACGTAGGTGCTCAAAAGACCCCAGTATTAATATTATGTGATGAAAACGAAAGGTTAAGTATGGAGAACCTTTATACCCAGTATGAGGGTAATAGACCTGTAATATTTGGTAAAAAAGGGTTGTCTCTAGATAATTTTGAAGTACTAAAGACAGATGCACCTTATGTGTCAGACAAAATTTATGACCTAAAGGTTAATCTCTTTAATGAAGCTTTAACAGCATTAGGTATATCAAACGTATCTATAGAGAAACGTGAAAGATTAGTATCTGATGAAGTCTCAAGGGCTATGGGTGGTACGATGGCTAACCGTATGGCTTATATGTCTATGAGAGAGAAAGCCGTTGATAAGATTAATAAGATGTTTGGTACTGACATAGAGGTTGTGTTTAGGTCTGATGTTGAAGATGGTGATGTATCAGACGAGGATGAATCCTTTGATACAGATAGTGTTGATAAGGAGGAGAGCAATGAGTGATTTTACTACCCAGCTAAGATTTATATGTGAATCATACGCAGGGCGAACCGAAGAGGGTAGTGAAGCGCATGATGTGGACAGCATAATAGCGTTGGCTAGACCCCAATTATTTAACTTTGATTACCCCATATTCGATGAAGCATACAAACCTGAGTTAGAAACTAAGATTATAAACCACTTTTACACTCAGGAAATAGGTCAAGAGACAGTAGGCTTATTCAAACAGCGTCTTAAAACAAAGATGCGAGAGATAATGCCATATTACAATCAACTGTATATGTCGGAAAGGTTGAAGTTTGACCCATTTAAGAACGCAGATTATGTAGATTTGCACAATGCAAGCGAAGAGGGTAGTAGGAGAGGAACTAATGATAATTCATCAAGTTTCCAAAATAGTACGGTAAATGATGTAGATAATACACATAATGATACCACTAATACTACAGATTCATCTAGTGGATTAACTCACGAAGAGGGTAATGGTTCAGATACTAAAACAGGTTCGGGTACTAGCAACACAACTACTTCAAATACAGAAAACTTTGAAGAAAGTGGTTCAACAACAGTAAATAATACCTTAACTATGTCTGGTAAGGAAACAACTACCAATAAATTAACAAGTCCACAGGATGTTATATACAAAGAAGCTGATACCCCATTAGGTTCCGTTGGTAGTTCATCAGGAGGAGAAGGTCCTAGTGGAATAAATAGTGGTTATCTATCAAAGTTAACAGAAACAAGGACTAATGGTGGTAATACTGAATCAGAAAAAAGTTTTACAGGTAGAAAAGATGCTACAGATGGAAAAACAACAAGTTCTTCAAAAAGTACAAAGACTGGCTCAGGTACAAGCAATACTACAACAAGTAATACTGAAAATGGTACTAATGAATTTGCGAAGGATGGTACACATTCAGATAGTAGTCAAGGTTCTGTAGTAAATAATGGTGGGTATCACATAGATAATGATACTATATCAAATGGTGCATCTACATCTAATACTGTAGATACAGCAAATACAAAGAATAAGCAAGATTACTTTGGTAAGGTATTTGGTAAGGTAGGTAGTGAAACCTATAGTGAGATGCTTAACAAATTCAGGGCAACATTCTTAAATATAGATATGGATGTTATACATGAATTAGAACCATTGTTTATGCTTGTTTGGTAAGGAGGGTAAAATGAGACACGACTTATTCGCAGGTAAGAAGTTTGCTCCTTTGGTACTACCCGCAGTATATGATGATGTATTATCATATGAAGAGTGGTTATCAAAAGTGATATACCGTATCAATGAATTACAAGAGTATATTGATGATACGATGGAGAACATTGAGCAAATCATATCTCAAACGGTAGATAATAAGTTAGTTCCTGTCAAAAATGATGTTACTAACATAAAAGTAAGACTTAATACCATTGACAAGACACTTGCTGACTTAGATAAATCTATCAAGTCTTCGTTAAAGAAGGCTAAGGAGTATTCTGATAGTCTTAATAATAAGACTAATAAGAAGTTTGATAAATCTATAGCAGATTTACAGAAGATAGTTGAAGAGTATTATGATGAGTTAAAGCATGCAGATGAAGATTTGAAGGTAGCACTTACAAAAGCATATGAAGATTCTGATTTAGAAACTCTTAAAGAGGCAAAGAGATATACACATCATATCATAGGTGTTAATAACAACAAAATCTTTGCAAGTATAGAAGAGTTATCTCGTAGGGTAGACAATATCATTAATGAGTACCCTGAATTATATGACCCTGCTACTGGAGAAACTGAACATATGCAGGAACTCATATATAATATGTATAGAGCATTGAGAACTTTCGGTATACCTTCTATGCTGTATGATGACCAACAGTTAACTGCTGAAGAGTATGATGCTATGGGTCTTGATTCACAAGTCTATGATACAGCGATGGTTTGGAGATTATGGTATAAATTCAAGTTCATGTTCAACCCAGTTACTGGTAAGCAGGAGTCTTTAGCAGACATCGTTAACTTCCTATTCACACAGTTGAGATGGAACGGTAAGACGGTTGATGAATTTAATGCTTATGAAGCAACTGTAGATGAACTTGATAATTCTACATATACAGCTTGGGAGCAAGCAAACAGCAAATACTATACGAAGCCTGAGAAAGATGTTAAGAATAAAGCTTTTCGTAACTGGATTTTGCTTGCACAAGATAATGAGGGTATTGCAGAGGTTAACTTCTCTGACAAGAATCTCGATGATTTATGTGTTAATTATGGTGATGATGGGTTCTTTACATTCCCTGCTGCTGACGGTACATATACAGCACCGAACAGCAACACAATCACTATAGTAGATAAAGTAGCAACTCTTACGGGTAACCCTGTGGCTATGTATGGTGTAAACTATGTCACAGATATAACCGAATTAAACAGATGAAAGGAGAACTAAGATGAGTAAAAGTATTGCTAACATCGAAGTTGATGAAAACAAGTTCAACAGCACCAATGAAACAGAGAACTTACACCTTCCTCAGTTCGTAGCAACTGATAAACCAGGTTGGTTAACAGATTTCAATGGTGCTATGGAGGTAATTGACGAGGCTGCTGGGGTATTACAGGACCAGATTACAGAACAGTTTGAGGATTTGGAGTCTGTTCATACCCAGTTAAATAGGGTTGATGATGATATTAACAACCCTGAGCATGGTCTCAAGCAGTTACATGCAGATAACAGTAATCGTATTAGTCGTCTTGAGACTACAGTAGGTAATGAGTCTCATGGTCTTGTAAAGGATGTAAATGAATTGCAGGATGATATGGTACAGACAAATACGATGGCAGTTAAGGATAATGCTACTCTGGGTAGTGTTGTTAATCTGTTATGTAACAAGTTTGTTACTACTGCACAGTATAATCCTGGTGCATATGTATACACAGAAAACGATGATGGTTCTCTGAATTTCTTACGTTGTACTACATTACATCACGGAGCATTTAACCCTGACCACTTTGAGGATGTTACAGAGAAGCTTATCTCTGCTCTTGATAATAGTGGTGGTGGCGGTGGTAGTCAGTATGTTCTTCCTGTTGCAGGAGATGCTGATGACCCTGATGCAGTTCTTGGTGGTGTAATTGTTGGAGAAGGTCTCTCGATTGACCCTGAGACTGGTATCTTATCACGTACAGTAACACCTACAGAAGGTATTGGTTCTGATTACTATGCTAGTCGTGTAAGAGCAGGTCTTGTTAAGCCTAACACGGATGCAGGTCTTGATGTAAATTCATCTAATGGCGTTATAAGCATTATCATTGATGATAATACTATGGTATTCACACCAGATGGTAAGTTAGCAGCAAAGCCTGACACATCTCGTTTCGCATCAGGACAGGGTATTAATATATCTAATGAAGCAGTACCACACGTATCTGTGAAGTTAGCAGCAAATGGTAACCTTGGTTTTGATAGCGATGGTGGTCTTCGTGCTATTCTTCCTGATAGTGCATATACTATCGTACAGGGTAGCGGTGTTGAGATTGTTACTGATGCACAGAACAACACTAAGACAATCAATATTAAGCAGGCTTCTCCTAATGAATTAGGTGGAATTATGACTACCCCAGATGAGTTCTACATCGAGCATACTGATGAAGACCATCCTAATAATGTAGAAGGTAGACTTCACCTTCAGTTATACGAGAACAAGGGTCTTAAAAAACAGTCAGGACAAGGTTTCTATGTTGGTGTCGATGGCACTACTGTAACATACGACCAGAATGGTAACCTTCAGGCTACTGGCGGTGGTGGACAGCCTTATGTACTTCCTATCGCAAGTGATTCAACTCTCGGTGGTGTTAAGGTTGGTACAGGTCTTGAGATAAACTCTTCAACAGGTATGCTTCGTACCAAGGTTGCAGGAAGTGATGCACTTGGTGGTATTAAAGTAGGTGATGGTCTCAGTATTGAATCCGATGGTACACTAAGTGTTTCAGGCGGAGGTGGCGGTGTTTCTGATGTTCATTTTATACAGGACTACTATGATTTTGATACTGGTTTCTATAATACTTATATTCATAACACAATATCTAGCCTGCTTGATAAGACAGGTGGTAGAATGTTACCAGTTGTATTACATTGTGGAAAGTTTGTACAAGGAGAATGGAAAACATTAGATATGATTAATCCATTAGGTATAACACCACCTGACCCCAGGGCATTATCTACAGATATTTATATCCGTAAAGGTACACCAGTTGTACAATTATGTGGTTCATTCCCTTGTGGTCATCTCGCAGGACAGCAAATACCTGGTACACTTCCTCCAGAAAGATATGGTTATTTTGCTACATCTTATGGTTCTACATCTATGCAGATTGGAGTACTCAAAGAGGATGTATCACTTCTAAAGCTCTATTATTTTGTTACGGTAGACGATATTTTAGTAGGAGATGTATGGGATATGACTAACCCAGCAAGTCCTACAGTTATCGAAGATGTGTTCCTTGATGATAAACTTGTTCGGCAGACAGGTTCATTCGGATTTGGAGCAGTAGCACAGAATCTTGTTGGTGAGGATGGTGCTATCATACCATGTAAGAACATTAATATGTATGGTAATCCTTATTTTGCTAGTTCTTTTAATGACCCAACTATCAAGCACCCAATTGTTGAGACACAATTGAATGTGATAGATATACCAGAAGAGAGTAGATATAAGCCGCTTACATTGTTCTTGCCTATGTATTTCAGACCTAGCCAAGGCTTCAAGAGCTACTATAGTAGCGTATGGAGTGACATCTGGGATACAACAGGAGGTGCACCGCCTCTCAAGGGTTATTCAGCAGAGATAACCTACAGAGTAGATATTGCTTCTAATGATAATTTGGATACTCGTCATACTGTATTCGAGAAGACATTCAGAATCAGACGTTCTATGTGGGAAGGTTGGAACAATGGAGACAGAGATTATGTTCCTGTAAGAGATTATACTTACGGAGATATTACAGTTGGACATGACCCGCAGGAATATAGATACCTGAGTGCAGACATCTACCCATCTGACGCTTCAAAAATTATAGTTACTGCTTCTATAGTTATTGAGAACGAGGATACAGGTTCTGTTAGAACTACGTTTAGTGAGTACTACAACGATGCTACACATAAGGACTTCGAACTTGGTTGGGTAGAACTTGCAACGGTAGACCAAGAGGGTAATCCTTTACCATCTGACTATGGTACACCTTCAGACCCAGGTTCAGCTAGAAGTGCAACACTTAACTACTATCTGTATGAAACAGATAACTATTGATAGGAAGGAGAAAAAGCTATGATAGTAACTAACGCAAGCGAAAGAACTCAATGGTTCCACTTCCCTCTGTTTACTAAGGACGATAAGTTCAACTTCACGGATTGGAACCATACCTTCGAGGAGTTAGATGACATTCTTGAGGGTATGAAAATAAAGATTGATGCTGTAGAAGCTGGAGAGAGCAAACTCACATCAGACTTTAAGCAGATTGAGGAGAAGATGTTAGAGTTAAAGTCAATAGTAACTGACTATACATACTTCTTCAATGACTTAAAGAAAGATTTTAAGGAGTTACGTGCTAATCAGATTGAACTTGCAGCAGCAGTCAAGGAGATTATCAATCAAGATTACCCTGATAAGATTAATACTATCGAGCAGGAGATTAGCGGTCTTGATGCTAGGGTAACTGCACTGGAAGGATGAAAGGAGAATAGATATGCAGTCAACACTACATTATAACTTCCCCCTCTATGAGGGGGAAGATACTCCTAATTTACTCGTAGAATGGAACGCAACTATGCAGGCATTAGATACAAAACTCTATGCTCTGTCTATAGGTAATGCAGGTCCTGAGATAATTAGAGAGATAGAGCAGTTAATTACTGCTGTAAATGGTTTAATTGATGAAGTAACACAGGCTATAAGTGATATTGATGAACTTCAGCAGACTGTTAATGGTGTACAGAGTACTGTGACATCGTTATTTAACAATATTGATGAGATTCAAGATTCAGTTGTAGCATTACAGGGTGTTATTACAACTGTACAGCAGTTGGTTGCTTCATTACAGGAAGATGTTACAGGTAATACAGATGATATAAGTTCATTACAGAGTAGTGTTAACACACTCACATCGTCTGTCTCCACATTGAATGGTGCTCTTGAGAATATGCAAACAAGTATATCAGGTATAAATAACAGGGTAACTGCACTTGAGCAAGCACC